GAGGAGATTGGTTGAGTAACGGAATGAGAATTCAACAGGATGTTGACGGATCCTACCGTACTTATATACAGTTCAGCGGACAAGGTAACTTACATGGATTCTCAATAGGAACAGGTCAAAGTACAAGTCCACATGCACCAGGAGATATAGGTATAGAAGAGAGATTCAGAATTGATTCATATGGAAATATCTCTATGAACAAATCAATACCTAATGCTAAATTAGATGTAAACGGAGATACTATTGTAACAGGTTCTTTTACAGTAAAAGGAAATACAGTAACAACAGGAACTGCTGCAGTAGGACTTTCATTAACAACAGGAACATCGGCAGCTGTAGGTACAAACCTAACAGTAGGAAATATAGCAACTATATTAAATGTACCAGCAAGTGTTGAATCTAACCCAAGGGTATTAACAGTAAGCCAGACAGCTGGCTCTATAGGGCAGATTCAATATATTACAGGTACTTTTCCACTAGGAGGTATTGTAATGTGGGCAGGGTCACCAACAGCACCTCCAGCAGGTTGGACACTCTGTGATGGTAGAGCACCGGTAGGAGGGGTAACAATTCCAGATTTAAGAGAAAGATTTATTGTAGGAGCAGGAGGAAAGAATAATGAGGTAGTAACATACGATTTTACTACATTTACTATAAATTCAAACTTAACTTTTAATACAGGGAATTCATACGTACAAGGAACGTTTACTAAAGTAAGTAATACTTCTATGGTAACGAATCCTACCCCTAGCACAGCGGTTTTTAATTCTAATATGGGTCAAAGCACACCAGGCACACCGGACATTGGCAGACAATACGCACTATACTCACTAGTAGGTAATAGTGCAAATACATCGTACTTCTTAGTGTATCATCAAGGTCTAGATAATTACGTATTATACAGAGGTTATGTACCTGCAAATGGAACTAATGTAACAACAGGATATCCATACGTACTATTCCCACCAGGATCTATAGCAGTATTATCACAAACAGGTAACCTAGTAACACATAGACCTAATATTAGTACGATACAATGGGTAGCCGATATAAATGGATATACAGTAGGAGAAAAAGGAGGATTTAACAACGTTAAGTTACATACTTCTGAAATGCCTTCACACAATCACGGTTTCACAAGAAGTTGGAGAGATAACGGAGATTATGGAAGAGGATTAGAGACAGGGGATACCGAAATAGGTACTCAAGATTTCCCAACACCTCCTAATGAGGGAAATATACATTTTACAGGAGGTAATTTCCCTCACGAAAACAGACCACCTTATTATGCATTAGCATTCATTATATATACAGGTGCATAAAACAGAAGATTAAAAGAAGATATTTATAATAAAGTACTATGGCAATAACATTTAGAACAAGTCTAGGAGCAGCTCTCACCCATGCACAAATGGATGAGAACTTCTCTTCTGTTTACTTCTCAAGTTCCATTCACAATATACCTAACTCTACTTCAAAAGAGTTAAAATTATGGTTCGATAACGATACAGACCCTTTAACATACCACAGTGTTGAATTACCAGCACCAGGAGGAGGAACAGTAACAATAGATGGTAATCAAAACAATAATGTACTAACAGCAACTGGAGGGACATCACTTCAAGGAGAATCAAATCTTACTTTTGATGGAAGTATACTAACCCTAGCCGGTAGGTTTGAACCAGTAGATACAGTAGGAAATCTAAGTATAGGAGCTGGTGCAGGTCTAGCAGCAACTGCTGGAAGTAATATACTAATAGGAGCTCTTGCAGGACAGGATATAGGAGGTACAGATAACGTAGCGATAGGGGATAATTCTCTTGTAAGTGCAGATCAAGTAAGTAGTACGGTAGCAGTAGGGGATTATTCATTAGTAAATCTTACTACAGGGCATAGTAATACTGCAATAGGAGTTCAAACAGGTGAGAATGTACAAGCAGGAATGGGCAATATCTACATAGGGTATGCAGCAGGACCTCTTACAAATACTCCAACACAGAATAACAAACTATACATAAATAACTCACCAGACGATACACCTCTTATTTTAGGTGATTTTGCTACAGGTCAAGTAACCTTCCACAGCCAGGTGTCTGCATCGGTTTTCTCTGGTTCTTTCATAGGAAACGGAGCAGGATTGACAGGAGTAACAACTGAATGGGACGGTACTAGAAACGGTTTTGCACAAATAACAGGATCGTTAATTGTATCAGGTTCAACACCTACTACAGTTCAATTTCTAAACATGACTGCAATATCAGGATCTGTATTTTCAGGATCATTTGTAGGAGATGGATCAGGGTTAACAGGTATTATTGCCAACTCAGAATGGGATGGTACTAGAAATGGAAATGGAGAGATAACAGGATCATTTATTGTATCAGGTTCTTCACCGACTATTAACTTAAAAGGTGTTACAACCATTGATGAAAATATTAAAATACATAACCCAGACGGTTCATCAATAGGTATAGGGACAGGTACACTAAACAACACATCAGCTGCTAGTGTAGCATTAGGAGCATACGCAGGAGCAGGAGCAGATAACAGCACTACCTCAATAGGCTATTCAGCAGGTCAGAATGCTGGAGGTGAATCATCATATTTAGGGTACCTTGCAGGAGGAGGTAACAACGGTAAATACTCAACAGGGATAGGGAGTCTAGTGTTAACTAAAGCTAATGAATCGAGTTTTGAGACTGCCTTGGGGTACTTATCTTTATTTAAAGTAAATCAAGGATATGGAGATGTATCAATAGGTGCAGAAACCCTATCAAACTTAGAAGAAGGTGCATACAATACAGTTGTAGGTACAGGGGCTTTTAAGAACCTTATTAGAGGTAGAGGGAATGTAGCTTTAGGTTTTGAAGCAGGAAGTCCTAAGTTAGAAAAAGGAGGCTATGACAATGTATACCTAGGGCCTTATACAGGACGTGACGATGTAGTTTATGAAGAAAATCAACTTTATATAGATAATAGAAGAACAAACGATGCTTTAATAAGAGGAGATTTTAGCGATAGAATATTAACATTTAATGCATTACAGATATTCCTACCAGGATTATTAAATGAATCTGATCAATCCCCAGGAAATTTAGCAGCAATTAATGCACTACCATCTGGAGCTCTTTATAAGAGTTGGGACCTTGTAGTAGTTAAGCCATAATAGTAGAAAATAAAAATAAAAGAATATGCCAACAATCGGTAATCTAACAGTAGTAGGGCCTTTAATAGTATCAGGATCTATAATAATGCAGTCAGGAAGTGCTTTTCAAGGAAGTGGATCCTTTACTGGTTCTTTTTCTGGATCTTATGTAGGAGATGGATCAGGGTTAACAGGAATAACAACAGCCAACTGGAATGGAATTAGAAGCGGTAGTGCAGGTATTACAGGCTCTTTAACAGTTGTATCCGGAAGTACTTCACTTCAAGGAGTAACTATAGGGAGTACCTTAACCATATCAACAGGGAGTGCTACAGCAGCTAGTGTTAATGTATTTCACTATGCAACAAGCAGTCTCTCAGGAACAAATGTTTTAATGACTTTCCCGATATCTGCTTCAGCAGGTTATAGTGGATTTAAAGCAGACTACGTACTAACAACTGCTACTGAAAACGAAAAGAAAGTAGGTACATTACTAGGTAGCTGGGATAGATCGGGGAATGCAAGTATAACAGATAACCACGTAGTAGCAACAGGTGATGCAATATCAAGCTCTTTTAGCTTAGTTGCTTCATCTCTAACATCTGCTTCATTATATGTAGATGCAGTAGGAGGTAATTTTGAAATAAACATGCTAGTAACAGCATTTAAGAGACCAGTATAAAATAATATAAAACATGGCTAACGAACATATCATAAGTAATAATACACAGATATCAGGCTCACTTAACGTAAGTGGTGCAATATCTGCATCTGCATTCTACGGAGATGGATCAGGTTTACTTTACGTAACAGCTTCCTCACAGTGGAACGGAGTATTAACAGGTAGTGTAGATATTACAGGATCCCTTAGAGTAGAAGGTGGAAATATAGATTTAAGATTCTCATCAGGAGCATCAGGATCTTTTTCAGGATCTTTACAAGGAGATGGATCAAAGATAACAGGACTAAGCCTAAATGGATATCAAGCATCAGGAAGTAACTTTACAGGTTCTTTCTCAGGATCATTTACAGGAAACGGTTCAGGATTAACAGGAGTAACTGCTTCTTTCTTTACAGGATCCGTAACAAATGCTACATCAGCTTCTTTTGCAAGTACAGCTTCATATTGGAGCGGTTCGATAGCAAGTTCTTCTTATGCAGTATCAGCTTCATTTGCTGCAACAGCATCATACTGGAGTGGATCATTTACAAGTGC